GCCTACGGAGCCTCCTCCTCCGCCTCCGCCTCCGCCTCCTCCGGGGACGCCTACGGAGCCTCCTCCTCCGCCTCCGCCTCCGCCTCCTCCGGGGACGCCTACGGAGCCTCCTCCTCCGCCTCCTCCGGGGACGTCTGGTCAGGGGACGTCCGAGCAGGGAATCGCAACAGCTCTAACGCCCGAGCAGCAAGCCGCAATTGATAATTACCTTGCTAATAGTGGCGTTATTGACTTAAGTCCCGTCGGGGGTGGGACGTTCGACCCCGGCGGTACTACACCACCTACTGTAGTTGACCCTATTGACCCTGTCCAAAACTTAACAGTTAATCGCGATCCTACGCTGGCTGGAAACGTCTCAGTGGCTACGCAGTATGACTTAATCTGGCCCCCATATGTTGAAGAACCAAGGACCAATCCTTTCAAGGAACCTGACTTTACTATACCTGTTGTAGATCCTATTTTCACCAATCCTTTCAAGAGACCTGAAACTCAACAAGGTATCGGTTCTTTGGCTGGATGAGTTTAACTTTTTAAAAAAATAACCCTATGATACATTGTTTTGTAAGATGTATCTTAGGGGGCAACCCTTTTGATTGCAGAGCTTGCCGCATTTAACGCGGGTTTTTCCGTTGTTAAACAATTTGTAGCTAATGGCTACGGGACGGTGTGTTATGGTAAGAGCTAGTAACAAGTATGAGGCATTTGATTTGAATGACGATGGCGTCGTAGACGGTCAAGAAATTAAACGTAGCCAAGAAATGCTTGAACTAGAGTTACGTGAAGAAAAAAGCGAAGCTCAAAAACGTATGGCATGGGCTGCCATGCTATCTATGATTATTTTCAGTGCCTTATTATTTGCTCCCATTGTTGATGACTCCAGAGTGTCCGCGCTTGCTGACCTACTAGGTCTTTTTTACATTGCTCAAGCAGGTATAGTAGGTGCGTATATGGGAGTATCTGCATGGATGTCGAGAAAGTAAAAGATGTAACAAGCAAATGGACTGCGGAAGTAAAAGATGTAACAAGCAAATGGACTGCGAAAGTAAAAGATGTAACAAGCAAATGGACTGCGAAAGTAAAAGATGTAACAAGCAAATGGACTGCGAAAGTAAAAGATGTAACAAGCAAACGGACTGCGGAAGTAAAAGATGTAACAAGCAAATGGACTGCGGCTGGATCAGTTTGTTTGCTTACGATGGTGCAAGGCAATGTTTTCGCAATAGATGTTAATCACTGGATCACCGCGTCAAAAACCGCTACAGGCGCAACTATTATTTATTTAGTTTGTGCGTACCTACCAAAAGTCGGTAAATGGCTGGAAGGACGACTAGGCGGCGCTGTTTTAATGGGCGTAGCTACGTTTTTTGCAGACTTGGGTGTGCATCCCACGCACTTTGGTTTACCTCACATGGAAGCTGTGACTACAGCACTTGGGACGACGGTCGTGTCGTTTTTGCTTTATAAGCAACTCAAATCGGTATAAGATTAAATGCGGGAAATCTTATGAGGTTTCGATGTTACAAGCATTAATCGGCCCGGTTACCGGTCTTCTTGATAAGTTTATAGAAGATAAAGACCAAAAAGCTGCCTTAGCGCACGAGATTGCGACGATGGCAGAAAAACATGCCCATGAAGCCAACATGGGTCAATTAGAAATCAATAAAATGGAAGCCCAGCACCGATCTATTTTTGTGGCGGGCTGGCGACCCTTTTTGGGGTGGGGGCTTTCGTTTGCCATGATCTGGCACTTTGTTTTAGTTCCTATGATTACCTTTGGGTTTGCTTATGCCGGGATGGCAGCACCTGAGCTACCAGCGTTTGATATGGACAGCTTGATGACTGTCTTGCTAGGTATGCTGGGGTTAGGTGGCTTGCGCACCTTTGAAAAATCGAAAGGACTTACCAAATGACGTTTAAATTGTCGCAACGTAGCCGAGACAAGCTGGAAGGCGTAGATGCCGGGCTTATCGCGGTCGTTGATTACGCCATTGCGGTTACCAAGATTGATTTTGGAGTCATTTGTGGTCTGCGTAGTATCGAGGAACAGCGTGAGCTTGTTGCAAAAGGCGCAAGCAAGACGCTGAAATCTAAACACATTGACGGGTATGCCGTAGACCTTATGGCCTACATTGGCTCTCGTGGATCGTGGGAACTCAACATTTACGACGAGATTGCTGACGCTATGAAAGAAGGGGCGCAAGCCGCGGGCGTTGGTGTACGTTGGGGTGCTGCGTGGCACATCCCGGACATCCGGGATTGGAACGGCACCATGGAAGAAGCTATGAATGCTTACGTCGATTTGCGGCGTTCGCAGGGTCGTCGTCCATTTATTGACGCCCCGCATTTTGAATTGTCTTAGCGATATAAGACGTGCTAAGATAATATCGGACATTGTTCGATAATATGCGAGGGTTGAATGGATGAAATAGCAATAGCCGAAGCGGTATTCCGGATTATCCGAGACCGTCGCCAAGGCTGTCAGGACTTTATGATTAACGGAAACGTAAAGTCGATGGAGCATTATCGTGAGCTTATGGGCAATCTCGAATGCCTAAATCACGTGGAACAGGAACTCAAGGGCCTGCTAGATAAACAGGAGCGATCAGATGACTGAATCAGCAAAAATTGATTTGGCTGCCGCCGTAGAAGGCGTAGCCGCATTAGCACAAACTAACGAGGAAAAAAGCGACAAGCCTAACCTCGCCGACGCATACGTCGAAAAGCCAAGGCTCAATCCTGAAGCTATTGGTGCAAGTCTTCTCGAAAGAATGCCGGAGCCTACGGGCTGGCGTATTCTCATCCTACCTTACCAAGGTAAAGCTAAGACTGCTGGCGGTATTTTTATACCCAGTGAAGTCCAAGAAAAAAGCAATATCTCTACGCAGGTAGGTTATGTCCTCAAAGTCGGTCCTTTGGCATACAAAGACACCGAAAAGTTTCCGTCTGGCCCGTGGTGCGAAGAAAAGCAATGGGTCATGTTTGCGCGTTACGCAGGTTCGCGCTTTCAGATTGACGGCGGCGAGGTTCGCATTCTCAACGATGATGAGATTTTAGCGACCATTTTGGACCCAGAAGACATTCACCATTTGTAAGGAGACCGTAGTATGGCTGAAAAAGACTTAGATCAAGTCGAACTCGACTTTGACGATACCGAGGAAACTGAAGTAGAAGTTGCCGATGTTAGCAACGATTCTGATGTTAGCAACGATTCCGATGTTAGCAACGATTCTGATGATTCCGACGAGAATTTTAAAAAGGCGGAAACGGCTACGCAAAAGCGTATTGACCGCCTGACCAAGAAAATGCGCGAAGCAGAGCGGCGTGAGCAAGAAGCAATCAAGTACGCTCAAGCGGTTCAAACCGAAGCCTCTACGCTTAAACAGCGTATGCAAAACTTAGATACAAATTATGTTAACGAGTACACCACTCGTGTAACTACTCAAACACAACAAGCTGAAAATGAATTAGCCCGGGCAATTGAACTTGGTGATGCCGCAGCCACCGTAGCGGCGCAGCGCAAGTTAACGGCCTTAGCCATTCAAGCTGATCGTGCCGCGCAAGCCAAAATGCAATCTGACCGTGCCCTCCAGCAAGCTGCGGCGGCGCAACAGTATCAAGCGCAGCATCCCATGCCTGCCCAGCAGCCTAAGCGCCCTGATCCAAAAGCGGAGCAGTGGGCTTTGCGAAATAGCTGGTTTGGCTCAGATGAGGCTATGACTTACGCAGCTTTTGGGATACATAAAAAGTTAGTCGAAGATGAAGGGTTTGACCCGCAGTCAGATGATTACTATACTGAACTAGACCGTCGTATTGCTGACAAGTTTAATACAGGCGGAAACAGCAACAACAGACGACCCGCTCAGACGGTTGTTGGTGCTTCTAGAAATACTTCTGGGCGCAGTGGGAAAAAGGTTCGACTCACCCCGAGCCAAGTCGCGATAGCGAAGAAATTGGGTGTGCCGCTTGAAGAATATGCGAAATACGTGAAGGAGTAAGAAAGATGAGCGAATCAAAAAACCAAAACGGTGGTTCGACCGTCAATCGGACTTCTCGCGCCAACCAATCCCGGGAGAAACAGGCAATTCGTAAGCCTTGGGCTCCCCCGTCTATGTTAGATGCACCGCCTGCCCCTGACGGCTTTAAGCATCGTTGGATTCGTGCCGAAACGCGTGGATTTGATGATACGAAGAACGTCAGTGCCAAGATGCGTGAAGGTTGGGAACTGGTCCGTAGGGACGAGTATCCTGATTTTGAAGCGCCTGTTGTCGAATCAGGTAAATATGAAGGTGTGTTTGGGGTGGGCGGATTGCTTCTCGCTCGGATTCCCGAAGAGACTGTTGCAGAACGGACTCAATACTTCAATCAAAGAAGTGCAGATCAAATGCAAGCTGTCGATCAAGATATGATGAGAGAGAATGCACATTCAACGATGCGGATCAGCAATGCTGACCGTCAATCTCGTGTAACCTTCGGCGGTCCCAAACGATGATGTGGACTGCCCCAATAGGAGAGAACTAAAATGGCAAATTCAAACACTGCCTATGGTCTCCGTCCTATCGGGCTTGTTGGTAGCGGTGCTAACTCTACTGGTGTAACTCAGTACGAGATCGCTTCTAACAACACCAACGCTATTTACCAATACTCCATCTGCGTTCCTACGTCGGCTGGTGTTATTGACCAAGCGGGTGCTACTGATGGTGGTACTACGCAAGCACTTGGTGTACTGATGGGTGTGGAGTACGTGGACTCGGTTTCTAAGAAGCCGGTCTGGATTAACTACTGGCCCGGTTCGGGCTCTGTCAGCGTTGACACTAACTATCCGGTTAAGGCTTTCGTTGCAGACAACCCTGACCAACTATTCAAAGTGGCTTCTGACGCGTCTTTGACTAACCGCGCTACTGCTCTTGCAACTGTGTTTGCAAACGCATCGCTCGGCACGTCTGCACGTACCGGTTCTACCGATACTGGTTCGTCAAACTCTGCTTTGAGTGTCTCGTCTGTCAATACGACGGCTACTCTGCCGCTTCGTATCGTAGGCATCATGGATGACGCAGCTAACAGCGACTTCACTGCCGCTGGTATTCCGCTGATTGTTCGTCTGAACGCACACTTTAACGCTGGAAGCCGCCGGTTTGATTCTCAAACCACTGCGGACTCCACCGGCATTTAAGGGGGCTAATCAATGGCTATTTCTCGCGCACAATTAGCGAAAGAGCTAGAACCCGGCCTTAATGCCTTGTTCGGGCTCGAATACAACCGTTACGAGAATGAGCATTCTGAAATCTTCGAGGAAGAGTCTTCGGACCGTGCCTTTGAAGAGGAAGTGATGCTCGGTGGTTTTTCCACGGCACCTGTTAAGAGTGAAGGCGGCGCCATCACTTTTGACGATGCGCAGGAAACTTACACCGCTCGTTACACTCACGAAACCATTGCGCTTGCTTTCTCTATTACTGAGGAAGCTGTTGAAGACAATCTTTATGATCGTCTTGCATCGCGCTACACCAAGGCTCTGGCTCGCTCTATGGCCCAGACCAAGCAAATCAAAGCTGCTGCTATCCTGAACAACGCGTTCACGGCTGGCTCTTCCGCGATTGGCGACGGTGCAGCTCTTTGCTCCAACGCGCACCCCAGCCTTTCAGGCAACCAGTCAAACATTTTGGCAACTGCTGCGGACCTCAACGAGACTTCGCTTGAGCAGATGCTGATTGACATTGCTGGTCTGACTGATGAGCGTGGGCTTAAGATTGCTGTTCGCGGCACGAAGCTTATCATTCCGAAAGAGCTTCAGTTCATCGCAGAGCGAGTTATCAACTCCAATCTGCGTTCGGGCACTGCGGACAACGACCTTAACGCAATGAAGTCTATGGGAATGCTTCCTGACGGTGCGGTGGTTAACCACTTCCTCACTGACACCGACGCATTCTTCATCAAGACTGATGCGCCTAATGGTTTCAAATACTTCAACCGTTCGCCGATCAAGACGGCAATGGAAGGGGACTTTGACACTGGCAACATGCGCTTCAAGGCTCGCGAGCGTTACTCCTTCGGTGTATCCGACTGGCGTAGTGTTTTCGGGACTCCCGGCGCTGCCTAAAGTATGCTATGAGGGATTTACCCTCCCTGATAACTACTTTGAAGGGGCTCGAAAGAGCCCCTTTCTTTTTTTGTAAAAGCTGATATTATTTTTGCAGGGCTAAATTCAGCTTTGCAGACAGGTACATGCCCTCCTGACGTTGCACAGACTGCGAAGCAAAACCTTGTGCAAGGGGTATTAATATGGCTTTGACTACTTTTTCCGGTCCAGTACGGTCTGAACGCGGCTTTACGGCTGTTGGTTCTAACGCCGTTGTAGAGATCACTTCAGAAACAACTCTTACTTATGCAGATCACGTAGGTCGCATCATTGAAGTCAACGATGCGGACGGCGCAGTTACGCTTCCATCTGCTTCTACCGACACTATCGGCGCAAAATATGTGTTCTTTATTGGCACTACAGCGTCTGACCTAGACATCAAAACAGATGGCACTGACAAGTTTGTTGGCAATCTCGTATTGGCTGCGGCGGCTACGTCACAAGCTCGTGGCTTCGCGCCTGCTGCAACAAATGATGTGATTTCAATGAACGGAACCACGACCGGTGGTATCGCAGGTTCATACGTCGAAATCACTGCAATTGCCGCGGATGAATATCTCGTCACAGGTACTTTGCTTGGTTCTGGCACACTAGCCACTCCATTTGCAGACGCATAATAGGAGATAACTGATGGCTAATTCAGACGTAAAAACCAAGCGTCTGACCGGAACAGGGGCGGCCTCCATAGGCCGCTCACGTTTACGTCAGGTGCAGGTTTTGACAGGCGCGGGCGCGGGTCGCCTCACCCTGACTGATGGCAATGGTGGCGCTACGGTCCTCGACATTGATTTCCTAGCTTCGGATTCTCACTCGGTGAACATTCCGGACGAGGGCGTTTTGTTTACGGACGATCTATACGTCAGCGTTGCTACTAACGTAACAGCTATGACTATTTTCTATAGTTAAGAGATAAGCCATGGCCCGTGAAATAAGCTCTATTTCTCGTATAGGAACATCCGAGCCGTTTGAGCTTCAAGTTGCGCGGGGCCAAATTTCTTACCACGAGTTTGTTTACAAATTCGGAAACAATGCGCAAGTTGCTGATTCCGTTGAAACTGTTTGGCAGCAGGGAGGATTATACTCATACCTGTCTGCGGCGACCGTTTTGAAGGTTTCTAGCAGCTCTACTAACGATACGTCTGCCGGGACCGGTGCAAGAACCGTTGAATTGTTTGGTTTAGACGGCGATTACAACGAAATTTCGGAAACCGTAACCTTAAACGGTCAAACAGCAGTAAACACCACCCTGTCGTACCTGCGAATCAATAGAATGATTGTTCGTTCTGCGGGTTCGGGTGGCGCAAATGCGGGAATTATTTATGCAGGAACGGGCACTGTTACCACAGGTGTTCCTGCAAATATTTACGCTACGATTAACGGTGACGGATCAAATCAGACTTTGATGGCGTTGTGGACTGTACCCGCAGGTTATACCGGTTATTTGATGCAGTACGATGTCTCCAACGGCACCACTTCTAACACCCCTGCCGTGTGTAGGTTGTTATTGGTAGCTAGGCCGCAGGGGGAGGTGTTCCAAAGTAAAGATGTTAAGTCTCTTACCACAGGAATGCACATCGAAAACACTCTGACTGTTCCGATAAAATTTGCAGAAAAAACAGACATAGAAGTACGAGCTGTTTCTTCTTCAGCAAGCGTTACCTTTGACATATCTGCTGCTTTTGAAATCATCTATATTAAAAATGGAGATGAGTTGTAATGGCAACAACTAAGAACGTAGAAAGATTGCCGTCAGGCAGGTTGAAATATCGGGGAGAGACTTTTGCAGGCTATAACAAACCTAAACGAACTCCCGGGAAGGCTAAAAAAAGCGCTGTCCTCGCTAAAAAAGGCAACGAAGTTAAACTCGTTAGATTCGGTGATCCAAAAATGTCTATCAAAAAGGATCAACCGGGACGTCGTAAGAATTTCAGGGCGCGTCACAACTGTGACACAGCAAAAGACAAGTTCAGCGCTAGATACTGGTCTTGCAAAGCTTGGTGAGGCTAAGATGAAAGTTGAAGAGGTACTAGCCAAGCTAGAAAAACACGAAGCGGAGTGCAATCTTCGTTACCAGCGTATTGATGAAAAGTTGGATGAACATAAAACCAGCTTGAAAAACCTTGATATGAAGCTTTGGGGGTTAGCCATCTTAATTCTCATTGCACCGTTTGTTCAAAAATTTTTGGGGTAGGTTATGGGCGCACGCGTTAAAACGGGAACGAATACTAGTCCCTGCGGAGTAACGTACTACCGTAAAGGTGGCGCGGTAAAAAAGAAGTCGAAGGGGAGCAAAATTTGTCCTGAAGGCAAGGCGTGGGCCGAACGCACTTTTGACACGTATCCTAGTGCATATGCGAATTTAGCGGCCTCGAAGTATTGCAAAGACCCCAACTACGCCAAGAAGTCCAAAGGCGGGAAAAGGAAAGGCCGCTGATGGGAAAACTTCAGGAGTGGGTAGATGAGGATTGGGTCAGAATTGATAGCAGCGGTAACATCGCGGGTAAGTGCGGTACTTCAAAAAACAAGAAGAACCCTGATAGGTGCCTACCGCGGTCTAAAGCTCAAAGTCTTAGTAAGTCGGAGAGAGCTTCGACGGCACGTAAGAAGAAACGTGAAGGTGCTAAGGGAAAGCAGGTTGTTTCTAACACTGACGCGGCAAAGGTAAAGAAAATGGAGTCTGGCGGTGCGGTGCCAGACCCCAAGTCCAAGCGTAAGTTTTATGGTAAGAGTAGCCCCGGTACAGCGATAGCTAGGGGTTGCGGTGCGGTCATGTCTTCTCGTAGAAAGAGAACAAAAGGATCGGTGACGCAATCATGAACTATGCTTTTTACAGCGAACCCCTAGAGCGAGCCATCGTAACTGAGATTACGCAATGGTCCGCCGATGCGCTGGAAAAGCCGAGTCCTTTCTTTAACGGGTTACCCCCGTGTCCGTATGCTCGTCAGGCGTGGATGGATAGCCGCGTAGCTATTCTCTTCAAGTATGAAAAGAACTATCAGGTTCTTTACTCCTGCATCTCTCAGTTCGACGACAACTTTGACCTAGCCATTATTGTTGACATGAATAACGATAAGGAGCCGGATGCGTTTCATGCGTACTGGGAAGGTCTTAACAGGTTTATTGCAGAGGGCGTCTTTATTGATAAAGACATCTGGGTTATGGGGTTTCATCCCGATGACGACGCCAGCGAGTTTGTTGACGAAATAGAGTTTGAACCGGAAACTGATGCTCGGTACGCGATGATTTTTGTTCAGCGCTTGTCTAAGCTACAAGAAGCAGCAGACAAGTTGGACAAAAAGGGCTATTATGATTCATATGATAGCCAGTATAACGCCCGCGAAATCTATGAATTGCGGGAAAAATTGTATAGGAGGCTGAAAAATGGCGATGAAACCTAAGAAAATGCGCGGTGGCCGCATGGTTAAGAAAATGCGCGGTGGCGGCATGGTTAAGAAAATGCGCGGTGGCGGCATGGCAAAGAAGCCTGAAATGATGAAAAAAGGCGGCGTTTCCGTTGCTGATCTTCGTAAAATGGCCAAAGACAAAGGCTATAAACTGGTTAAAGACTAATGGCTGTTTCAGGAAGCAAAAACTTTGAGCTAGACGTCGCTGAGTATGTAGAAGAGGCGTTTGAGCGTTGTGGACTGGAAGTTCGTACTGGTTACGACCTCAAGACTGCACGTCGTTCGCTCAATCTTTTGCTTGCTGACTGGGCCAACCGCGGCCTAAACCAGTGGACGATCAAGCAGCGCTCGCTGACGATGGTCGAGAGTGATGGTGAATACGACCTTGGCGCAGACGTAATTGACGTTTTGTCTGTTGTCGTGCGGCGTAACAACACCGATTATTCGCTGGAACGATTAAGTCGTGATTCGTTTTTGACCATCCCGAACAAAACGACACAAGGCCGCCCAAATCAATTCTTTTTGGACCGCCAATTAACGCCAAATTTGAAACTTTGGCCGGTGCCGGACAATAGCACCGATGTGGTGTTGTATGACGCATTGACCCGCATGGACGATGCCGATGACTACACCAACACCATGGATTTACCGTTTCGGTTCTATCCATGCTTGGCAGCAGGGCTTGCCTACTATATCGCATTGAAGCGGGCTCCTAACCGGGTTCAGATGCTCAAAGCGGTGTATGAAGAAGAATTTGATAGGGCTGCCAGTGAGGACAGAGATCGTTCGTCTTTCAACGTGGTGCCGAAGTATGAATATTACAGGGCGGGCTAATGGCAAAGTTTGCATCTGGAAAAAACTCGTGGGCTATATCTGACCGCTCCGGTTTCGCTTACCCGTATAAGGTAATGAAACGTGAGTGGAACGGCTTGCTTGTGGGTCCGGATGAGTACGAGCCGAAACATCCGCAGTTGGGGCCGTTCCGCAAGGTTGTTGACCCCGAAGCGCTGCAAAATGCGCGTCCTGACCGTGTTGAGCCACTAGATGTATTTGTCGGTGTGCCTCTCGTTGAAGCCCCTAACCTCCGACCAGTGCTTTGTTTTGGTCAGGTTGGCACAGTTACGGTGAGTACGTCATGAGTTTCACATACGATCAGCTAAAACAGGCCATTCAGGACTACACGGAGAACGACGAGACGTCGTTTGTCAACAATTTGCCGGTTTTTATCCGTCAGGCAGAGGAGCGCATCCTCAAAAACGTCCAATTAAGCCTGTTCCGCAAGAACGTCAGCGGTGCAATGACCGTTTCTAACAAGTATTTGGCTTGTCCAAGCGATTTTTTAGCGCCTTTTTCTCTTTCTTTTGTGGATGGAAACAGCGATCACCAGTTTTTGGAGTTCAAAGACGCCGATTTTGTGCAAACCTTCAATCCAGACGCCACAACAACCGGAAATCCCCGGTTTTATGCGGTTTTTGACATTGATAACTTCATTTTAGGGCCTACTCCAGATAGTGCTTACGCAGTAGAGCTGCATTACTTCTATAGACCGGCTAGTTTGACGGCGGGATCGGGGTCGGGAACGACTTGGCTCAGTGAAAACGCAGAAATTGCAATGCTGTATGGTAGTTTGATGGAGGCTTACATCTATATGAAGGGTGAGCCAGACATGCTGGGTCAATATGAAAAACGATTCATGGAAGCGATCCAAGGCATGAAGATGCTTGGAGAGGCGAAAGAAGTAACGGATGAATACCGTACTGGTATGGTGATAAGGCCCAAGCAATGAGTATTCCAGCACTAGATTTGAACATAAATCCAGATTTTAAGGTGGAAGTACACACCACCAACAATCGTGGGTTTACTCCAGAGGAGGTTGCAGAGCGTTGCGCACAGAAAGTTATTTCTATAAGCGACACGGCACCTCCTGAAATACAGGCTCAAGCACGTGCTTTTCGTAAGCAGCTAGTTAAAGTTTTAGAATTTTACATGCGCGAAGCGATTAAAAGTGATAGAACCACTGTGTACAATGCGTTAACCGATGCAGGCCACAAGGAGCTTGTTGACTTAATAAGGAGACTGTGACATGGCTTTTTCAGGGAACTTCATGTGTACATCCTTTAAGAAAGAGCTTCTTTTTGGTGTACATGACTTTGATCTCGCCAATGGCGACACTTTTAACATCGCGCTTTATACGAATAGTGCGTCTTTTGATGCTTCGACTACAGCATATACGGCTACAAACGAAGTCTCGGGGACGGGTTATTCTGCGGGCGGGCAGGCACTAACGAATGTAGACCCCACTACGTCTGGCACGACGGCTTTTACTGATTTTGCCGACGAAACGTGGACTGCAGCCACAATTACGGCACGTGGAGCGCTTATTTACAATACCACGCCTAATACAACGTCGATTTCGGTGACGAACCCGACTGTTGTGGTGTTGGATTTCGGTAGCGATAAAACGTCCACCGCAGGCGACTTCACCGTTGTGTTTCCGACCGCTGATGCAAGTAATGCGATTATTCGGATAGCGTAATGACTGATGTTGTCGTTCCAATCGGCGGCTGGGGACGCTCTGGTTGGGGCGAAGGCCCATGGTCCCAGAGCGGATTTCCGTTTGCCACGGGCTCGGTAGGCTCTGTAACAGTAACAGCGGATGCAAATGCGCCGGTTACGGGGTTACAAGCCACGGGTAATGTTGGTAGCGTAAGGGTTGTTGCGGAAGCCAATGTAACCGTAACTGGGGTTTCTGCTACAGGGCAGGTAGGTGTTGTACAGGTACTGGGGTACTCAAAGATTGCCCCCGATCAAAATCCGGGGTATATTGAAGTTACACCAAGTCAGTCGCCTACGTGGTCGGAAGTTACACCAAGTCAGTCGCCTACATGGTCGGA